AAGTTCGGCGCCGAGATCATCGACGAGCGAGCGGACTTCGGCGGTGCGCTTGGCGAGGTCGCGGTATCGAAGGGCTTCAATCTCTGGTGGACCGCGCGCCTCGACGTAGGCCCGGGTGACGTCGGTGACTTGGTCGAATCGCGGGCCGCCTGGAAACGTCCGCGCCATGGTCTGCGCGTCCAGAAGGAGGACGATAACGATCTCCCCTTCGTGTGCGTCGACCTGTCGGGCCTGCCGACGGTAAGTCTTGTCGGCTGGGATTTTGCCGGCGAGTGTAAGAACCAGGAGTGGTGGAAGGACGTAACGGGGAAAGACCGATGGGCCTACTACAAGCCGCCCGGTCTCTTGCGCGATTGCCGCGAGCTGATGCTTGGATGTCATCGCCTGCTCACGGGCGAGATCACGTCGCTGCGCTCGCTATGATAATTCGGGCCGCGCTCGCGCTCCTGGTGCTGGCCGGCCCGGCGCTCGCCCAACGCGACCCTCGGCTCGATGTCGTCCTGGACGTGCCGCCGGTCCCGCTCGGGAAGATCACCCGGCGCCAGCCCTACGTGCCGCCCGCACCGCTGGCCGACAAGGCGGTTCCGGCTGACTGGCGCCCGACAGTACGCCCCGCCGAGGATCCGGCTGTGCCGCCCGCACCGGGCCGCCTGCGCTACGTCCCGATGCCCGGTATCATGTCGTGTTCGATCGACCCGGCCGGCCGCGAGGTCTGCGGCGCCGGCTACTGGTTCGCCGACGACCGGAGGTAGCCATGCCCACCACGATGCTGAGCGAGCATTTCAGTCTGGCCGAGTTCACCTACTCGGAGACCGCCGCGCGGCAGGGCCTCGACAACACGCCGACGCCGCAGGCCTACAGTGGACTCGAACGGCTGGCCGAAGTGATGGAGGAGGTTCGCCGCATCTGCGGCAACAAGCCGGTCACCATCACCAGTGGCTACCGCGGACCGCAGGTCAACGCCGCAGTCGGCGGCTCGACCAACAGCGCGCACATGGTCGGCCTGGCGTGCGACTTCATCGTCCCGGGCGCCGGCGACCCGCTCGCGATCTGCAAGCTCATCGAGCCCCACATGGATGCGCTCGGGATCGACCAGCTGATTTGGGAGTTCGGCGATTGGGTTCACCTGGGGCTGGCGACCAACGAGGGCGAGCACCGGTGCCAGTGCCTGACCATCAACAACGCCGGCACCCAGGTCGGCTGGGCCTGACCGGCGATGGGCGATCGGGCACGCGAGGCCAAGATCGCCGCCCGCCGGCAGAGCTGGGCCGGGCGACAGTGGCGCACGTCCGAGCACGGCAACTCCTTCGTCAATGTCCGCGGCTACAACATCGTGGTCTTCGGCTCGCGTAAGGGCTGGGGCATTTCGATCACGCAGCGCTATGGCGAGCGCCGCCAGTTCGGGAAGCAGCGCTACAGCTCGCGTGTAGCGGCGCAGGCCGCCGCCTTCGAGGCGCTGCTGTGGGCCGAGCGGACGTGGGGAGGCAACGGCCGCTATGACTTGCCGAGCACCGCCATGCAGCCGACGCCGCTATAGTTTCGCGCCGTTCAAAATATTCGCGATAGGTGCGGTTCAACACACCACCGAGACGGGCATCCATGATAAGTAGCCGCGCCGGTCGCCGGATTGGCCTGCGGCCCGCTTTACGTTTTGGGAGACACATCTTGCGCAAGCATCTTCTCGCGTCCGTTGCTATCGCTGCCCTGCTCGCCCTGTCCGGCGTCGCCGAAGCAGCTTCGCTCACCCTCGCCGTCGGCTCCTCGCAGACCGTCAGTCAGGGCACTTCCAACTCGCAGAGCACCAGCAATGGCGCGACCGCGATCGTCGGCCTGACCGCCGGCACCACGTCCGGCGCCGGCCAGAACACCGGGGCGGCGCAGGGCACCTCGCAGACCACGCCGGGCGGCACCACCGGTACGTCGCAGCACGTCAACACCAGCCAGACGCAGGCGAACAACGCTTCGTTCGCGATCGGGCTGGCGGCCAATGCGAGCGGCTCGAATGCCGCCGGCACGGGCAACTCCGGTGCGGCCACCACGGGCAACTTCTTCACCATCGTACTCTCGCCGCTCCCCTAGGCCTGACGGCCTGACACGTCAGGCTGCCGGGTGCCATCCGCCGCCCTCGCGTCCAATCGGGGGTGGCGGCTCTGGCGCGGTCCTCTCCACCCATTCTGTCAGGGATCAACCATCATGAAGGCTCTCTTGAGTTTCGCCGCGCTGGCCGTGACCGCGCTGGCGCTGCAGGGACTACCGGCCAAGGCGCAGGATTCAACCTCCACGTCGGGCTCGTCCTCAACCTCAAGCTCGGGCTCGACCTCAAGCAGCGCGAGCGGCAGCCGCTCCGGCGCCTCGACCACCTCGGGCACCTCGGGCAATAACCAGCGCAGCAACCAGCGCGTGAACGCCACGACCAATATCCCGATCACGTTCAACGCGACTGACCCGCCGGGTGCCAATGGCGCCAACGGGACCAACGGCGGCGGCGCCAGTGGCGGCGGCTCCGGTGGCGGCAGCAGCACGCCGGGCGGCTCGACCGGCGCGCCCTTCTACGGCCAGTCCGATGTCACGATCCGGACCACGCCGACGGTCTACGCGCCGCCGGTCAGCGGCGGCAACCCGTGCACCCTGGCGGTGTCGGGCGGCGTCTCGGTGATCGGCTGGGGTGCCGCGGCGGGCGGGACCTTCGTCGACCAGGATTGCGCCGATCGACAGAAGATCGCGATGATCCACAACGCCGGCTACGCCAAGGCAGCGCAGGAGCTGATGTGCAACGACAAGGCGACCTACCTCGCCTTCCGTGGCACGACCACGCCCTGCAATCCGCGGCCGCAGTTCGACGGCACGCCGCCGGCCGGGCCGATGGTGCAGCAGCAGCCGCAGCAGCTCGCGCCACCGCCGCAGCCGGTCGTCACCTCCTCGGTCGTCAAGGATCGGACCAACCTGCCGCGCTGCAGTCGGACGATCACCGACAACTGCTACGGCGGATGACCTTGTCGGCGCTCCGGGCCGGCCTGTGGGCTGCACTGGTGCTGTCGCTGATCCTGCTGTGGATCACGCTGGCCTACGGGCAGGGCGTGCCCTGTCGCTACGTCCCGAACGGCAGCAACACGACGATCGCCTGCGCGAATGGCTACTGGCAGACGATCACGCCGGAGGGCGAGGTGTTCTCCGGCAACGGCGTGCCTGATCCGAGCGCTACGGCGCAGGGCTCGGGCATCGTGATCAACCCGGCGACTGGCGGGCCTTCCGTCGGCGCCGGGCCCACCGTCACACCACCGACGCAGCAGCTGCCCTTGCTCGCGCCCTATCAGGCCGAGCAGTACGGTTTCCAGCCGCGACAGAACTAGCCGTGTCCGTCCTGTGGCCGGCGCTCCTGTTCGCCTTCGGGGGCCTCTGCCTGCTCGGCTGGGGTCTCCTGGTCCGCGCGCATGTCCAGCCGCGGCAGCCCATCCCGGGCCTCTATCAGGCGCTGGCGTGGCTCGGCATCGTCGCGATGTGGGCTGCCGTATGCTGGGCTGTCGCCGTTGCTATCCGACTCTGATCGCTCCTACTCTGCCCGGGCTTGCTAGGCCGCGGCAAAGAATGGAGCTCAACCATGATGACCTGCATCGTCGGCGCCCTGCTGTGTGGCGCGCACTCGGCCAACATAGTGATCGCCGGCCCGCTCCAGCACGCCCCGCCAGTCGCCACGAATTATGCGTGGAATTATGCGGTCTACGCCCAGCCCATCCAGACCTATCAGCCAGTGCTGATCGTCCGCCGAGCCTGACCATGCACTGGCTGGTCGTCCTCGGCGCGCTCATCGTCTGGCACGTGGTCATGCTGCTGATCCTGTGGTGGCTGCCGCTGCCGCCGAAGGTCGAGCGCTACAAGCCGTGGATCATGGGCCTCGGCGTCGTCGTCGCCGTCGTGCTGGTGGTTCGGCACTCGGGCCTCGCCTGACCATGGCCGTCGACATCCGGCCGGACACTCTGCAGCGGATCAACACCGAGCTGATGGTGGTGAAGGCGCAGAGCACCGACCTGAAATACAAAATACGTCAACGTACTTTCGTCGACCGCTCGAAGCTGAAAGACGCCACGATGCGGCGCGCGCTCCGAATCCGCGATCACCTGATCACCGCGCCCGCTCGCCATGCCCCGCTCCTGGCCGCGCAGTACAGTTTGAAAATGGAGACGGTCCACGCCGCGCTCACGGATTTCATGGATACGACCTTGCGTTGGATCTCGGCGCGCGAGTTCGTTCTGCCTCAAGCCGAGAACGACCCGATAGGAGACGACCCACATGAACGCCCCACAGCTGACCCTCCCGGTACCGGAGCGGATGCGCCGCCTGCCGCGTGATCACCGAGGCTATATCGTCCCGCGCTTCGTCCGCTGGATCGACGGCGTGCCGGACTTCCGCATCACCGACACCGAGTTCTTCAAGCGCGCGATCAAAGAGCGGCTGTGCTGGCTCTGCGGCAACAAGCTCGGCCGACACCTGGCCTTCGTCATAGGCCCCATGTGCGCGCTGACCAGGACGACCAGCGAGCCGCCCAGCCATCTCGAGTGTGCGCGCTACGCCGTGCAGGTCTGCCCCTTCCTGTCGCGCCCTCGGATGCGGCGGAACGATAGCAACTGGCCGGAGGAGCAGCGTTGGGCGCCCGGCCTCACGATCGAGCGCAACCCGGGCGTCGCCGCGATTTGGGTCTCGCCTACCTACAAGCTGTTCGAGCCCGGCAACGGCGGCGTGCTCCTGACTGTCGGCGAGCCGACCAGCATCGAATGGTACCGCGAGGGCCGGCCGGCGACCCGGGCCGAGTGCCGCGAGAGTATCGAGGGCGGGCTGCCGATCCTGCGCGCCAACGCCGAGCATGAGGACTCACAATGGCCGGCGCGCGAGGCCGACGATCCGAGGAGCGCGCGCTATGCCCTGGAACGGGAGTACGTGCCGCGGCTCGATGCGGTGCTGCCGGCTGCATAGGATCGGCATAATTTCAGCGGCGCCCGCCCGGCCACGGCAGGCCGCAAAGCCAGCCCAGCCACGCGCCGATGATGATGCCGACCAGGAGCGAGACCGGGTCGATCACACGTTCACCAGCGTCGAGGCCTCGCTGTATTTGTGGTCGCCCTTCGTCATCATTTCGAGGAACTCGGCGCGCGAGAAGTCGCTGAGCCGGAAGACTTCCTCCGGCCTCATGCCGAGCTGGCGGCCGATCTCCGGTACCGTCTTGCCGTTGTCCATCAGGCGCTTGACGATCGCCTTCATGGGGCCGAGCTGGTGGACGCCGCGGGCTCGATTGTGCGTGATGGTCCCATAGACGTTGGCGTCCTCGTCGGCGTGCTCGACCACGGCGATCGGCACCATGCCGCCGAGGCGCGAGAGTAGCGGCTCGATGCCCGAGACCATCCAGCGGTGATAGCCGTCGATGATCTCCATGTCGGGCCGCACCACGATCGGCATGGTCCAGCCGTTAGTCAGGATGGACTGGATCAGCAGCTTGAGGTTCTCCGGCAGCACCGCGTTCGGGTTGTAGTCGTTCGGTTTCAGGCTGTCGCGCGGGACCAAACGCACGTTGGTCACCGGCCGGAGAAGGTCGATCGATTGACTGTCGGTCATAGCGAATTCCCATCCTGTTCACGAGGGCGCGCAGCGTCCGCTTCTTGGGGTCGCCGGCGATCAGCAGCTGGTACATATCCCGGTAGTCGTCGTCGGTCATCGACGTGCCGGCCTTGAGCATCTCGCGCACGCAGTTACGCGCGAGGTTACGGTGGGCCTTCGTCGGGAAGTTGGCGGGGATGTCGGCGAACAGCCCGCGCAGCGCAGCCCGGTAGTCTGTCGCGGTGCCGCTCTGCTCCTCCAGGATGCGGCGCGTCCTGGTGCGGCGGCGGAACATTTCGGAGTGGAAGTAGAGCGAGACCAGATAGGCGTTGGGCTCGCGTTTCAGGATCGCCAGCATGAGGCCCGGATAATACTGCTCGATGTCGGCGAGGTTGCGCGCCGTGTCGATCGAAAAGAACTGCGATATGCGGAGCTGCTGCGCGCCGCCGATCTGGTAGAGGAACAGATAGGCGTCGGGTATCTCGATGGCGTGGTCGCGGAGGTAGAGCCACACGTCATGGTCCGACCAGTCATAGATCGGCTGCGTGATGTTGTGCTCCTCCAGGATCGCCGAGCCGCGGCGCCGGTTGATGAACGACAGGCGGCGCTGCACCGACTCGTTAATCCGCACGCCGATCATATTGAGCCCGTTGTTGAGCCGCGGCAGGAACTGCTGGTAGGTGTCGACGTGGGGCTTGAACAGCGGATGGCTGCGCAGCGCGAAGGGCGGCGGGCGCCTGATCCAGACCGCCTCCTTGTGCCTGTCCCAACAGATGAACGACTCGTCGTTCTCCAGCATGTTGAGGCACGAGTAGTGCCGGACCTCCAGGCAGTACCAATCGAACTTGGCGCCGGCCATCAGGAAGCGCTCGCGCCACTGGCGCACGACCTTCTCGACACAGGGGAAGATCGCCTCCTCGTCGATGAAGATCACGGTGAGCTGCGAGAGGTCGATCGCGCCGGCCTGTCCCAACTCGAGTGTGAGGTGCGCGAGGGTGAGCGAATCCTTGCCGCCGGAGAACGAGAGGTAGACCGGCAGCCCGTTGGCGAACACCGAGCGGATGCGCAGCCGGGCCGCGGCGACGACATCCATCCCGAGGTTGCGTTTAACCATCAAGGCGGAATTCCCCCTGGCAGTGCGGGCATGTGACGATCCGGGGCGCAGGCGCCGCGCCGTTCGCGGCATGGCCGTTGGGAGCTGCGCCGTTAGCGCCGGCCGGCTGGGTCGAGCCCGCCGGGATGGTCCGCCCCTGCGCCGCGGCGATCTCCTCCGGCGAGAGCTTGCCGTAGTTGCTGGTGAAGCTCTCGGTGAGCTGGTCGACATTGCCGATCAGGCCGCGCAGCAGCTCCTCGTCGAAGCCCGGGACGTTGTAGTCGCCGAGGCTGCCGAGCACCGACTTGATCGCGTCGTAGTCGTCGACGCCCATCTGGAAGATCTTGTTGTCGGACAGGATCAGCTTGCTCTTGTCGCTCTCGCTGAGCCCGCGCATGCGGATCGCCTGGACCTCGGCCCACTCCAATTTGGTCGCCGCCTCGACCAGCCCGTTGCCGGCCAGCACCATGCCCTCCTCGTCGATCACAATGGGCCGCGTCTGGCCGAACATCAGGAGCGCGCGACAGAACTCGGTGATCTGCGCCTCGGGGTGACGTCGGGTGTTCCTGGGTGGCGGGCGCAGGCTGGCGATCGCGACGGCCTCGATGTCCATCAGGCTGCCTCCACCGCGTGGGTAGCCTCTAGCATCTGGTGCCGCTCGTCGGTCGGGCCGAGCACGCTATCGGGATGGAAGGCGATGATGTCCATGGTCTCGGCCTCGGTGGTAAAGCCGTGGACCGCGCCGGTCGGGATGATGAAGCAGCTGCCCGGCGTGAGCGGGAAGTCGCCGGTCGGTGCACGACAGAGCCCGCGCCCGCGGACGACCAGCCCGATGCGCACGCTCGGATGGGTGTGCAGTGTCTGGACGATACCGGGCGGGAAGTGGAGATGGTTGAGGCAGGGGTCGCCCTGGCGGATGGGCCCGATCAGGCCGGTGTCTGAGCAGCCGTCGATGTAGCGTAGGCGCCCGGTCTGCTCCAGTGGTCCGCCGGCCGCCATCATCGCGCGGTAGTGCTTGGCGTGGATGGCGAGCGCGCGCACGTCGATCGTACCGGCGCAGCCTGCTCGGCCGACCGCCGCGGCGTACATCGTAGGCACCAGGGTGAAGGGGCCGAAGAAAACTTTGCCTGTCGCAACAGCGATGTAGGTCGTCCCCTCCGTCGGCAGGTCGTGGAGGCCGAGGCCCTCGATCCACCATGCGCGCACGTCGTCGTCTTCGTAGGCGTCGCCGAGGAGGCTGACCTGTGGCGTCATGGATTGCTGCTCCTAGGGTGGTCCGCGGTGCCCGAAAAACCTATTCTATCGCTAACGAAAAAACGTGCCTCTCGTCCCCGCGTATCGGGGGGCTCGGCCGGAAGGACCCGCTCGGCCTCGGCCCGCGCATCGCGGGTCACCTCGACACGTGAGGGCGCGAGCCTCGCACGGCAGCGCGCGATGGCACAAGACCGAGACCGAGTGCGCGCAGAGATCA